TGTTAGAAAGTACGGTACGTGAGATATAAGGAGTAATTAACCTTGGAAGTAGCGCAAAAGGATTTAGTCCTTGATTGGGTGTTCGAATCGCCCCGTCTCCACATGAAAATAACAATCACCAAACAAGAATGCCAGACGATAGTATGGAATATAAGACAATAATCAAAGGGAACGCTCCTTCTAAGGCTAATTGCTATAAGATAGTATCAATCAACGGGCACGGATGCCTAGCCAAAACTCATTCCTTGAAAAAGTATGAGGAATCCTTTATTTGGCAGGCAGGAAAGTTGAGGGATTTGAATATCAACGAGCCATTTGAGTTCTATATTGATGTGTACTACCCAAGTAAACGGAGCGACCTTGATAATGTATTAAAGCTACAATTAGATGTGCTTCAGCGAATCAAATGCATTAAGAACGACAATAATTGTTGTCTTATTCATGCACGCAAGTTTGTAGACAAGGAAAATCCACGTGTGGAGATAACGATTAGGACTTTGGATTAAAAAAATAAGATTTTCATTTGGTATTTTGAAATTTGAGTGTATCTTTGCGGTGAACACGCCAAGTTCATGTATTAGACATTATTTGTAGTAGCTATTTTTGTGGCTATGCTTTGCGTTTATATTGCAAGATATAGGGGCTATCACTCACATGAGTTACTACAATTATGTAATAACTTGGACTTGGCGGTTCGTGAGGCGATAGCCTTTCTTATTTTAATAACTCAAATTTCATCACATGCCAAGTCCAATGAAATTGAGTAGCAATCGAAGTATAGTAAATTGTAGACTCACGTCTGCACACGACACGTGCATCTTATCATTATCTTCTTCAACCGAAGAAATCAAACGTTATTTCAAAACTATTCTGGCTATTTCCAAAATGGAAATAACCTATCCTGTAAACCTTGATAGTTGCTGGATGTTGTGCTATTCAGCAAAAGACAAGGCTGTACGAGCTTTAAAAGAAAGTTTCATAGAAGGCGTTGATTATCAGCCGCTCGCCCAAAATGGTGAGCGAACGAGAGGCGGGCAAAATAAGATTGACTACTACCTCTCCGTCTCCTGCCTTGAATACTTCATCGCTCGCAAGGTTCGTCCTGTATTTGATGTGTATCGTGAAGTGTTCCACAAGACAGCCGAAGTACTACCAAAAGTAGCCAAGTCAAGCGCAGCAGACAAACGAAGAATAGCGGCTCTTGAAAAAGAGCTTGAACGAACAAGGGAAACGCTCCGATGGACTAGAATAATCGAGCGACAGGAAGTAGAGCTAAAGTGTTCATGTTTCCATTATCTCGTTAAAACGAAACAGTACGATAAATGGGAAGAATATAGAAGGACAGGGATAATTAAAAGATAATAGCCATGATTGAAATATTAATCGTGCTTGGTATCCTATATGTGGGCTACCTCACTTTTCGCAAAAAGGGAGAGAAGTTTTTTTACCAAAGTAAAATCTAAAAATTTAATTATATGAAGACAAATCAAATTATGGTTCGTCCGATGGGTGAATTCAAAGTAACACAACGAACTTGTGATGGCTTTTTCAATGCAACGGAATTGCTGAAGCAGTGGAATTCACATGTTGATAATCAGCAAATTCTAAATACCCAGAAAAATGGGGTTTTAAAAAAGAAGGATTTGGATGACTATATGAATAATAGTTCAACATCTGATTATATAAAGGTGATATTAGAGAAGGAGAACATTCACAGCGGCAAGGGTATAATTGATGCCACAAGAGGAAAACATGGAGGTACTTGGGTTCATCCGATGCTATTTATAGATATAAGTATGTGGATTAATCCCTACTTCAAATACGATGTAGTAAAATTTGTTCAAGACGAAATGATTAAGTTTCGTAATTTGTCTGGCGATGCTTATCCAACAATGTGTAAGGCCGTAAAATCTATTCTTCCCGAAGAAATATTCAGAGAAAAAGTAAAAGACCTTGCTCGTTCTCTTAATATCATAGTATATGGGAAGCATGAAAGTGAAATGAGAAACAAAATTGCAGACGAAAGCAAGTTGAGGGAATTATACGAACTTGAAATGAATATCGCACAATGGATTGAGATAGGTATAGTAAAAAACTATCAGCAATTAAAATCTGCACTTACCAACTTGTATTACAAAAAACATCCAAACGTATTACCGATTTAATGTAACCAACGGGGGCTACTGGTAGGTAGCCCTACAACAATATTAATCATGAAAAAGAAATCAGACAAGCAAGTTATCCGCCCAGATACTTGCGCAAAATGCAATAATGGAACTATTGTTCCCACAGCCAAGGGAAATCCACGTATTGCCTACTGTTATAAGCTTAAACGGCGTTTTGTCGCTGATAGTAAGAGAAATTGTATTCATGCGTATTAATTAAACAATTATGGCTGGAAGACCTACAAAGCAGGGAATAGATTATTTCCCTATGGATGTTGGTTTCTTTACAGATGTTAAGATAAGAAAGATATCACGGGCCTGTGGGTCTCAATCTACTTCTATACTTATTTGCCTGCTGTGTAATATCTACAAGGATGAAGGGTATTACATTTTGTGGGACAAAGATTTGCCTTTTGTTATTGCTGACACAGTTGGGGTTTCCGAGGGCGCAGTAAAAGAAGTTTTGATAAAATCATTACAGGTTGGTTTTTTCGATCAGGAACTTTATGAGAAATATAAAATACTCACATCTTCTGGCATTCAAAAGAGATTTCTTCTTGCTACTTATCAACGCAAAGAAACGACTATTATCCCCGAATATTTAATTAATTGTGCAAACAATTCAATTAATTGCACAAATAATTCAATTAATCATAGCGATAATGAACAAAGTAAAAGTAAAGTAAAAGTAAATAGAAAGAAAAGAAAAGAAAAGGAAAATAATAAAGAAACTTCTCCTAACGGAGAAGAAAAGAAAGACGAGCTTTCTTTGTCCCACTCCCAAAAAATTGATTGGGTAGGTTTGATGAATTGGTATAATAGCTTGTTTAGAGATAAGCTTCCGGCTATAAAATCAATGACCGAAACACGGAAGAAAGCAGTTAAAGCACGTATAGCCCAATACGGCAAAGAAAGCATTAGAACTGTATTTAACCTTGTGCTTCAAAGTTCTTTTCTCCTCGGGGGCAATGACCACAACTGGAAATGTGATTTTGATTGGATATTTAAACAAGCTAATTATACAAAGATACTGGAGGGAAATTATAATGGAAAACGAGCTGATACTGCGACAACAAGAAGGGAGTCAGTTAGCCGCCTTAAGCAACTCGCCGGAGCAATACTGCAAGGCGCTGAATCCAAGAAGGATTGAAGACGTATTTCTTTCCCATGAACCTTTGATTGGGACTATAATTAAGAATCTTGGAGAGACAAAAGCTCGTGCAGCAGTAGTATATCTACTAGCTGACGCATTAGAATTCTTCAATGCAGCAGAAACGATGTCTGATGTCCAAGTTGCAATGACCGTAGATCTGATTATTGAGGAATATGCATACATGAAACTGGACGATATCAAGTTGTGCTTTAAAAATGCTATGAAGATGAAGTATGGCAAGATATATAATCGCATTGACGGTCAAGTTATTATGAGCTGGTTTAAGGAATACAATAAAGAGCGTTGCTCTACTGCTGATAATCAGTCATATAACGAACATAAAGCTCACAATGCAGAAGAAGCCAAGCCGACGAATGGCTTGTTTTATGAGGAATATCGTGCTGAACTTGAATCAAGAGCTAAAGATGGCGATGAAGAAGCTATAAAGGCTTTGGAGCTTTCCAACAGTATATCTGAAATGCTATGTCAAAGAAAGTTTGTCAAGCAAAAGGGGAATCTTGATAAGTTTTACACGTCAGATAGCAAAAGAAATGTTTAATGTTATAACACATAAATCATGCTAATAGGAACAACAGATCTTAATACGACTCTCAACTTAACGTATGTGTTGACAGATGTCGTAGAAACTCTTCTCCTCGACATGAGAAGTGAAATGAAAAAGCAGGGTTATGATCTGCGTCACGATGCCAAGCACAATTTCAACACGGCGATAGCCGCTATACGCCGGCTGAAGCAAGATGTAGACAAGACCCAGCTTTCTACTCAGGAGAACTTCGGAAACGACTCAGACTGTCTCCTTGCCTTCATCAAGCTGCTGATAGATCGCTGCGGTGACGACGACAAGGAAGAGGTAGCAGAAAAATTGGCTAAATGTGGTATGGTCGTAGTACAAGATGAAACATTCTATGTGGAACCAAAGAAAGAAGATCAGGCGTCCTAAATACTCATATGCTCCCATCGGTAGCCGGTGGGCAGTTTATCACTGGTTGGAGATAGGAGATATCCTCGAGGTAGACAAGGTTGGTGAATTCCCCACCTGTGAGGAAGCCCGCAAGGAGTGTTACCGGCTCAACGGCTGGAAATATGAAGAACCTGAGAAGAGAAAAAATAACCTCAAATATTAATAATTTAATTTTTTTACATTATGAATGAAATTTATTGGATGACCGTAGTTGGTAACCTGTCCACCGCCTTGATGGTCGTATGGATTGTAGCTTTGATAATTGTCCTTGGTATGTTGCTTGTCCTGGCAGCTTCGGAGGGTGATGTAATCGATGATGAGGACAGCGCACACGTATTCTTCAAATGGTTGAAGCGCTTTGTTGTCTGTGGTGTAATAGCGGCAATGGCGAATATTTTTATTCCGACGACCAAGGAGCTGCTTTATATCTATGGTGTCGGTGGCACGATTGACTATATCAAGACGAATGATACGGCAAAGCAGCTTCCGGACAAGTGTATCAAAGCGCTTGACCGTTTTGCAGATAAATATATTGACGAACCTGAAAAAGACAAATAATTATGGGAATGCACACATGGTTTGAATGTAAGATCCGTTACGAGAAAGTCGTTGAAAACGGAATGCAGAAAAAAGTGACTGAACCTTATCTGGTAGATGCTCTCAGCTTCACGGAGGCGGAAGCACGGATAATAGAAGAGACGACTCCCTTCATCTCCGGAGTGTTTACCGTCTCTGATATCAAACGCGCCAACTATAGCGAGATATTCCCCAGCGACGCAGAGTGTGACGACCGCTGGTTTAAATGTAAACTGTGCTACATCACATTGGATGATAAGAGCGGAGCCGAGAAAAAAACAAGTACCTATGTGTTGGTACAGGCTTCGGACCTCGAACGGGCGAAGAAGAACCTTGATGCCGGCATGAAAGGCACAATGGCAGACTATCAGGTGCCCTCAGTCGTAGAAACAGCTATCATGGATGTATATCCTTATACAGCTGACAAGGATGCCAAGCTTGAATCGGACGAAAAGAAAAAGGAGGAATGAGTAATCCAAAGGTAGTTGCAGTCCTGCTCATTGTATGTGAGCAGGACTCCCTTAATGATCCGAAAGAAACGGTGAGCGACTTAATCTTAGCGATGAAGAATTGACTTGAAATTAAATTTAAGATAGAGATGAATGTACTAAGTTTATTCGATGGCATGTCCTGTGGTCAGATTGCTTTGAAGCAGCTTGGCATTATCCCGGAAAAGTATTACGCTTCTGAGATAGACAAGCATGCCATCAAGCAGACACAACTGAACTTCCCGAACACAATTCAGCTCGGAGATGTCACCCGAGTAGATGTATCTCGGTTGGAACCAATTGACTTGTTGATAGGAGGCAGTCCTTGTCAGTCATCCTCTTTTGCCGGCAAACGTGTCGGGATGTCTACTGTGGATAAAGAAGAGATATACACTCTGGATCGCTACCTGGGATTAAAAGAAGAAGGCTTTCAATTCGAAGGGGAGTCTTATCTGTTCTGGGAGTATATGCGTATTCTGACTGACATCCGTAAATATAATCCGAATGTGCTGTTCTTGCTGGAAAACGTAGAAATGGGCAAGAAATGGGAACGGGTACTGAGCGAAGCAATCGGTGTGTATGGTGTGCATATCAATTCTGCCTTGGTATCGGCACAGAATCGGAGACGTATCTATTGGACGAATATCCGGACTAAGAGAAATGGATTGTTTGGCGAACTTCATTCTGACATACCGCAACCGGAAGATAAGGGGATTTTGCTGAAAGACATCCTTGAAGACGAAGTGGACGAGAAGTATTTTTTGAGCGATAAAGCCCTTTCGGGTATAATTAACCATAAGAAAAGACACATGGAAAAGGAGAGTGGCTTCGGAGCGCAATTTCCGACCGTGAAGAGCAATGCCTTGTTGGCTAGATGTTATAAAGACGGAAAAGAAAATCTGGTATGTTCTCCCCGTGGAAACAACACAGGAGGAGTATTTGGCGAGACCCTTAGGAATATTATCCAGATAAATCCGGTTTCCGGTAGCGGAGGTAAACAATCGTATCAACAGGACCGTATCTACGATGTTAATGGTATTTCTCCTGCTTTATGTAGGGGTGGTGGCGGAATGTCTCCTAATATTGCTGTAGGATTAATCCGTCGTCTGACTCCTACCGAATGCGCCCGCCTTCAGACTATTCCTTCCTGGTATAAATGGGAATGTTCCGACACGCAGCAGTACCGAATGCTAGGCAACGGATGGACAGGGGATTATATTGTGCACATCCTATCCTTTATGAAAGAGAAAATGAATATTAACGTAGCCTGAAAAGGCTCAAAACAAATCAGTAATGAGCAAAAGTATTAGTTGGGAATTATACTTGAAGATTCGGCAAGCAATCGACTTCCTTCGCAGCATGGAATGCGATACCCCCCTAAACCTCGGTTTTTCCGGTGGAAAAGATAGCGTTGTTATTCTTGACCTTGCAGAACGTTCCGGTATAAAGTATAACGCTATCTATGCCAATACTACCGTTGATCCTCCCGGTACGATTAGCTTTATAAAGAAGAACTATCCACAAGTACAGATAATGCACCCGGAGAAATCTTTCTTTAGACTGATTGAGGAAAAAGGTTTTCCGTCCCGTTTGCGTCGGTTCTGTTGTGAGAAGCTGAAAGAACGATACGGAATTGGTAAGCGAAGTATTGAAGGAATGAGAGCTGCCGAAAGTATAAATCGAAAAGATTATGAGCCGGAGCAGTGTGATACAAGAAAATGGATGAAAGGAGCAAAGCATATTCTTCCTATCCTCACATGGACAGAAGAAGATGTTTGGAATTACATTCGTGAGCGTGGTTTGCCATATTCAAAGTATTACGATGCTCCATATAACCTTTCTCGACATGGTTGCGTAGGTTGCCCGCTCTGCAATTACAGGCAGATGCAGTTGGAATTTAAGATGTTCCCCGGCTATGCTCGTAAAGTGATAGCATCCGTTGGAATATACATGAATACTCATCCGAATGGCTTTCTTGCTCGCAATTTCTCGGACGGATACGAGGCTTTCTACTACTACATCAATGAAATACCCATTGCGGAGTTTCACGAATTAAAGAAAGGCTTATTCGGTTTCAATGCAAAGGAAATTGTTCAAAGGGAAATTTTAAATCAAATAACGTAA